CACGTGGGTTACAGCTACTCAAATTGAGGATTGGCTTGGTATCGGTACAGCTTCAGCGCTTGACCAAACTTTTTTAACCCAATGCGCTAGCGCGGCTAACAGTTTTGCGTTTAGACGACGCAGCGAGGCCGGCTACAAAGACGCTCTAGGTACGTCACCTAGCGCAGCGGTAACGCTTGGCACAATTGCATACGGCGGTTTTTTGTATCGTCAGCGCGGCAGTATTACAGATTTTGCCGGGTTTGACGGAATGACCACGGGCAACAGCGTAGGCATTAACCCAATGATTAAACAGCTGTTGGGTATTGACCGGCCGGCGGTTTACTAATGCCCGTAGTGGCCTACACCGATTTATTTAATGAGGCGTTAGACGACCTAACCGCCAAACTGCAAACCATTACCGGCCTGCAAGTAGCAAACGACCCGCGCAACATTGTGCCGCCGTGCGCGTTTATTGAGGCGCCAACTTTTCGGGCGTTTAACTACAACATTGTGCAAATCAGCTATCCGGTGCGCCTTATCACGTTGGGGCCGGGCAACCTTGACGCCCAACGGTCACTAATGAACATGGCCGCCAAGCTGTTAGCCGCTAATATCGCGGTAACTGACGGCCGCCCAACTATTGCGGTTTTTGGTACGGGCGAATACCCGGCGTACGACCTAACGGTAGAAATGCAAGCACAAACGGGGTAATTATGGAAAAATACAAAATTGCAAGCCCCCGCGTGGGCGAAGTTGGCGCCGATTATGACGCCGAGGCTGCCGCCGCCACCGGCGTAAACGTAGACGCGCTCGTATTAGCCGGGTTTGTCGTTAAAGTATCCGCACCAAAAGCCGCAAAAAATGCTAAAAAAGAGACAGAAACACACGAGGAGATTTAACCCATGGCTACCAGTATTTACCTCAGCAACCCGGTCGTAACCGTAAACGCCGTTGATTTGTCCGACCAATGCACCGCCGCGACATTCACGCAGCGTTACGACCAGTTGGAGAATACCGCGTTTGGTGACACAAGCCGCAAGTATGTGTCGGGCCTTGGTAATCACGAGCTGACGCTTACTTTGTACATGAGCTACGCAGCAACAGAAACATACGCCACGCTTTCCAACGTTGTTGGCGGTTTGGTTACTGTTCGCGTGCAACCGTCAGCGCCACCGGACAGCGCCACCAACCCCGGTTTTATTTTGACCGGCGCTTTGCTTACCGAGCTGCCAGTAATTAACGCAACCATGGGCGAATTGTCCACCATTGACGTAACGTTTACCGGTGGCGTTTTCTCTACCGACACCACGGTATAAACCCGGCCAAAATCGGCCCGACACGAAAGGCACATAATGCAGCTATCACTACGGGTACACGCACCCGACGGCGCATACGACGTAACAACCAACCTTTATACGGTTGTTTTGTGGGAACGCAAATTTAAGCGCAAGGCTTCAGATATGGCTACGTCTATGGGCGTAGAAGATTTGGCTTACCTTGCGTATGAGGCAAGCAAACAAACCGGCAAAACAGTACCGGCCGCGTTTGACGATTTTATTAAAAAGCTGTCAGCCCCATACGTTGAAGTTGTAGAGCAAGACACGGCAAACCCTACCCAGCCGGCACATACAGACGACAACTAGCCGAACTGCTAGTAGCGTTGTCGTGGTGGCCGCCGGGCGTTGAATTTGACCTACAAGACCTAGCAACCGTGGTTAAAGTATTGCAGGAGAGACACGAACGAAAGTAGCCGCCAATGCAAGCAACCGCTATAGAGCTAGAGGGCGTGCGTGAGGCGTTAGCGGAATTAAACAAGATTGACAACCGCTACCGGCGGCAAGTCACTAAACGCATTAAAGGCGCCGGCGATGAGATTATTAACGAGGCCCGCCAAATGGTCTCTAGCTACGACAATTCGGCAGAAAACGGGGCGCCGTTGTCCGGTATGCGCCGGGGCAGCCTTGTAAAAGGCCGTGCCGTTGTGTGGGATAACAAGACCGTACAAAAAGGTTTTAAGGTAAAAGTAGGCGTACGCGCTACCCGTGAGCGTTACGTAAATTTCCAACGCTCGGACGAGTTTGGTAACAGCTACACGCAACAAGTGACGTTCGGCGCTTTACCTTACCGGCTTATGGTTATTCAGCAGGCAGACGGGGCGGGCGCTATTTTTGACCACGCGGGCCGCAATACCCGAGGCCAGTTTTACACTAATTTGACGGCCCAAGCTGACGTAGGTGACCAACCGCGGGTACTTATTCCAACCATTGAAAAAAATCGGCCGGGCGTTGAAAAGAAAGTAGACGAGGTAATTAAAGACGTAGAGCGCATTACTAACCGAAACTTAAAGGTACGCCGTGGCTATTAACATTCCGATTTTTACCCAGTTTTTTGACAAGGGTATTAAAGAGGCGCAAACAGCGTTCGGCAAAATGAAAGGCCCGCTACTGGCGGCTAGCGCAGCATTGGCCGGTATTACCGTTGCCGCCGTTGCTTTTGGCGCGAAAGCTGTAAAAGCCGCGTCGGATTTTAACGAAGAGACAAGTAAAGCAAGCGTAGTTTTTGGTGGAATTAGCGCCGACGTACAAGATTTTGCGCGTTCAGCCGCCCGCAATTTGGGCATAGCACAAACTGAGGCATTAAAAGCCGCTAACACGTTTGCCATTTTTGGTAAATCGGCCGGGCTTGCCGGTAAAGATTTATCGACCTTTAGCACCGATTTTGTAACCCTTGCCGCTGATATAGCAAGCTTTAACAATACAAGCGTAGACGACGCCATAAACGCGTTAGGGGCCGCGCTAAGAGGCGAAAGCGAGCCGCTACGCCGTTACGGTGTTTTGCTTAACGACGCCGAACTAAAAGCCGCCGCGCTAGAGCTAGGCATTTACCGGGGCAGCGGGGCGCTTACTAGCCAACAAAAGATTTTAGCCGCTCAAAAAGTTATCTACGAGCAGACCGGCGACGCACAAGGCGATTTCGCTCGCACGTCAGGCGGCCTAGCCGGGCAAATGAAAATACTCGGCGCCACTATCGACGACGTACAAATGAACATCGGCCGAGCGCTTTTGCCAATAGCCCAAAAAGTAGTTACCTATTTCAATAACAACGTAACCCCGGCTATTGAACGTGTCGCCGCCGCTATGGGCGAAGATGGATTCGGTGCAGGCGTGCGGCAAATGATTGCCGAATTTAAGCGGGCCGGTGTTGATATTGTGCCGCCGCTTAAAGCCATGACGCTATCGGTCGCAGCATTTACCAACGTTTTGTATCGCGCTGTTCAAGTAGGTAAAGCCCAATTTAGAATATTGAAAGGCGACGTATTAGGCGCGGCCGGCGCCATTAAAGACGCTTTTACCGAGTTTATCGACATTGACCAATTGGGCGGGCAATTTGACGCGTTCGTGACTCAAGTAGACCGGGCTAACGCTAATTTAGGCGACGGTCGTTATTTTGCGTTGGAATTTTCTAAAGCGTTAGGCGCTGTTGGCGACGAAACCGACGTAGACGACCCGAAAGGCACCGGCGGCAAAACTAAACGGTTTAGCGAAATGGTTAGAGAGGGGCTAATAAAATCCCTTGAGGACGCGCAAAAAACGTTAGCCGACGCTAAACAAGCTTTTGCCGATTTTGCCCAATCTGTTAGCGACAGCATCACGCAGGCGCTTGATTTTGGGGCGGCGCAAGAGTCTGGAAAAGAAACCGGCGCCGGCTTTTTGCAGGGTTTACGTGACCAAGTAGCGGGCATTGCCAACTACGCAACCAAGGTACGTGAGCTGTTGCGCATGGGTTTGAGCCAACAAGCTTTACAGCAAGTGCTAGACGCCGGGCAGGATGCCGGTATAGCTATTGCCGACCAGTTGATAGCAGGCGGCGCTACTGCTATTGCCGAAACTAACCAATTGGTAGACAGCGCAAAAGCGGCAGGCGACGAAATAGGTTTAATGGCTGCCCAAAACTTTATGCAAGCTGGCATAGATGCCGCTAAACATATGGTGGACGGCATCACCCAAAAGCTTAAAGAAATGACGCCTAAGCTAATGGCGCAAATGGACGCGATAGCCGCCAAAATGCGGCGCACCGTCAATATTGACGTTGTGGTAAACGAACGGGTAAACCGCATTATTGGCAGCATTCCCGCTATGGCTAACGGCGGCATTGTTACCGGGCCAACCCTTGCCCTCATTGGTGAGGCCGGTCCTGAAGCTGTAGTACCGCTATCAGATATGGGCAAAATGGGCGGAAACGTAACCGTAAACATTAACGGCGGGCTAGGTACTAGCGCCGAAATTGGGCAGGCGGTAGTAAACGCTATTCGGGCATACAACCGCACAAGCGGCCCGGCAGCTATTGCGGTGGCTTAAATGTCTGGTTACAGCGTTGTAAAAAGCGGTAACTACGATTTGCTCATTGACGTAGGGTTTTTAATTGACGGCTTTACCCTTAACGACCCGGTAAAAGGATTACTAGACGGCACGCAATACGTGCTAGACGGGACGTCTACTTTTGCATCAGTAATGAACGGCTGTACCGGTATAAACGTGCGACGCGGCCGACGCGATGAGGGCGACCAATTTAGCGCCGGCACAATGACATTTACCCTAAACGACACGCTAGCCGATGGCGTATTTAACCCGTTTGATGACGATAGCCCGTATTATGACAGCACCATACCCGGGCTAGCACCTATGCGCGAAGTGCAACTAATCCGTTACGACAACGCAAACAACCCCGAATATTTGTTTATCGGTAACGTCGTAGATTACAACTACAATTTTAATTTAGGTGAAACCGACACCGTAAACGTTTTTTGCGCTGACGCATTTTACAAGCTCGGCAATACTCAACTAGAGGGCCAAAACCCCACTAAAGAAATGAGCGATGAGCGCATAGAATGGCTACTAGACGAAATTGATTATCCCACCGGGGCGGCCCGCAACATTGACACCGACAACGTAACCGAGCTAGGCAACTATTCAATTAGCGAGGGAACAAACGCAAAAGCCTATTTAGACCAAATACAGCAAGTTGAACAAGGCCGCATTTTTATTTCACGCGACGGCGTTTTTGTGTCGCAGCCCCGTATAGGGGTTACTCTTTCGGCGCCGGTAGCAACGTTTACCGACACCGGCAGCGGCGGCATACCCTACCAAAAATTAGGTATTACCTTTCAAGCCGAGGACGTTATTAACCGGGCAACCGTTCAAGCCGGTACGAACACGCCGCAAATAGCCGAAGATTTGGCAAGCCAAGCCGTTTATTTTCTTAAGTCCCTAAACTTGACTAATACGCTTTTGCACGACAGCGGGCAAGCGGCAGACTTAGCCGCCTATTTGCTACAAGGCCAACCCGAACCCCGGTTTACCGACGTTGAAACCACATTTGCGGGCATCAGCTCGGCAACCGACCGGGACACCGTAGCCGTTATCGAAATTGGCGACACCGTAGAAATAGAAAAAAAGATTTTAATAGGCGGGGTGCCTACCCAACGCACCGAAACCCTGAGTATTGAGGGCGTGGAACATTCCATAAACCTATTTAGCGGCCATAGCATGAGGTTTTACACGCTGCCTACAACCATTGCCTACGAGCTGTTGCTCGACGACCCGGTATATGGCTTGCTTGACACAAACAACGTACTAGGCTAACCGTATGGGCGCTAACGCACAAACTACCGTACCCACATTCACCGCAGCGCAAGTATTAACAGCCGCGCAAATGAACGACAGCGCACGCACGGGCGTACCCGTGTTTGCTACAACTACA